AAATCATTTTGGCTGGATGCGAGCGACCGGCTGATGTATGAAGGCAAGGCACCACAGTTTGCCGACACAAAAGCAGCTCGCATGCCAGCGTTCTTTGAACATGCAAATACAAACCTCCCACAATACGCTTAAGTTTTATTCAGAGAAACTTGAGAAGTTAGTAGAGGATTTGGAATCCAAGTTTGCTTGGTATCCAGTCCACCCCAAGGAGGATCATGCCTCCATCATGTACAGGGCCGGCCAAGAGTCGGTCGTACAATATATTAAATCAATACTAAACGACGATGTGCATATTTAGATCAAGGCCACCGGCCCCGGTCACACCAGCACCACAACCTATTCAACCAAGAAACCCTGACCTAACTCAGGCTAGCAGACTACCCAGTAAAAAGGAACTACTAGACCCAGATGAGGTAGCAGGCGTTGAGTATGGTACAACAGCTAAGAAAGACCCTAAAGGTACTGCCCAGAGAACAGGCACAGATGCTCTCAAAATCAATCTAGGAACAGGCGGTGGAGAAACCGGCACTGAAACAGGAGGATTGAATGTATAAGGCAAGGACTAAATACTCTATGCTAACATCAGGCAGAACTCAGTTCCTTGATACAGCAGTGGAGTGTTCAGAACTTACCTTACCTTATCTCGTCAGACAAGATGACGACGCAACCGGCAAAAGAACTCTACTCCAACCCTATCAGTCAGTAGGAGCAAAGGCAGTGGTAACACTTGCAGCTAAACTTATGCTAGCAATACTACCACCACAGACAGCCTTCTTCAAACTACAGATGAGAGAAGATAAGCTAGGTGAACAGTTTGACCCTGCATTGAAAAGTGAAATGGACTTATCATTCTCCAAGATAGAGAGATTGATTATGGAATATATCGCTGCATCAAATGACAGAGTTGTCGTACACCAAGCGTTGAAACATCTGATTGTATCTGGTAACGCCCTGATATTCATGGGTAAGGATGGTCTAAAGCACTATCCACTAAACAGATATGTAGTCGAACGAGATGGTAACGGTAACGTTATAGAGATAATTACCAAAGAAATGGTAAGCCGTAAGGTACTAGGTATTGCACCGCCTACACCTAACGATGAAGTCAACAGTGACGCAGAATATGGTGCTGGAGAAGACGACGCTGAGGTATACACCTGTGTTAAGATGGATGAGAGTAGTGGTAGCTGGAGGTGGCATCAGGAGGTAGACGACATGATACTAGCCGGAAGCCAGAGCACAGCACCCAAAAACGCCTCTCCATGGTTAGTGCTTCGATTCAATACAGTAGACGGAGAAGATTACGGACGTGGTAGAGTAGAAGAGTTCATCGGGGATCTAAGGAGTCTCGATGGTTTATCTCAAGCTTTGGTAGAAGGTGCAAGTGTAGCAAGTAAAGTTGTATTTCTTGTATCACCATCTGCTACAACCAAGCCCGGGACACTTGCCAAAGCTGGCAACGGAGCTATCATACAGGGTAGACCAGAAGACGTAGGAGTCGTGCAAGTCGGTAAGACAGCAGACTTTGCTACAGCTGCACAGTTATCGCAGCAAATTGAAAGAAGAATACTCGAAGCTTTCTTGGTCATGAACATCAGGAACGCAGAAAGAGTTACAGCTGAGGAGGTACGCCTTACACAGCTTGAGTTAGAACAATCGTTGGGTGGCTTGTTTAGCCTGCTTACGGTTGAGTTTCTCATACCATATTTAAACAGAACTATGCTGATATTACAGCGTAGTAATCAGATACCTAAGTTACCAAAAGAGTTGGTAAGACCCAAGATAGTAGCTGGTATCAATAGTCTAGGCAGAGGTCAGGATAACGAAGCTCTTACTAGATTTGTGGCTACTGTTGGTCAGACATTAGGCCCAGAGGCTCTAGCAAAATACATAGATCCTACTGAAGCTATCAAACGATTAGCAGCTGCACAAGGTATAGACATACTAAACCTTGTACGCACAGCAGAGCAACTACAGGAAATGCAGGCTCAGGCTCAGGCAGATGCAGCAAACCAGTCTCTTGTCAACCAAGCCGGTCAGTTAGCTGGCACACCACTGATGAATCCAGCAAAGAATCCACAGCTAGCTGAACAGGCACAAGCAGCCATTGAACAATTTACACCACCACAATAAGGAATGGCAGAAACATTATCATACCAAGAACCGCAGAACGTAACCACACTTGACAACCTTACAGCAGAGGAGCAAGACTCTCTTCAAGTTGGAGAGCAACTATCTCAACAGGAAGAAAAGCTCTATGCTGGTAAGTACAAGGATGCTCAAGAGCTAGAAAAAGCTTACGTAGAGTTACAAAAGAAACTGGGTGAAGGTGAAGAAACAGCTAGTGCAGAGGAGCAACCCGACGAGAAACCTAAGTTCTCCGAGGGTGCTACGCTCATCACTGACGCTAGTAAAGAATACTTTGATAACGGTAACAAGTTATCAGACGAGACTTTGGCTAAGTTCTCTTCTATGTCAAGCCAAGATCTAATCAAGGCTTATTTAGAAGTACAAGCTGACCCAGAGTATCAACAATCAGTAAACTCTGAACCAGCCCCTGCAATAACTGACTCTGACATTAATCAGATCAAAAACTCAGCGGGTGGTGAACAGGCTTACGCAAACATTATTAATTGGTCTAAGAGTAATCTTGACAAATCTGCAATCTCTGCGTTCGATCAGGTCGTAGAAACTGGTAGCATCGAAGCTATCAAGCTAGCAGTCTCAGGACTCAAGGCAGAATACGACGCAGCAAATGGAGTAGAAGGTAGAATGGTCACAGGTAAAGCACCAACCAAAAGCGGTGACGTCTTCCGCAGTCAGCAAGAGCTAGTCGCAGCGATGAACGATCCTCGTTACGACAGAGATCCAGCTTACAGACAAGACATAATTGAAAAACTTGACAGATCTGATTTGGAGTTCTAACTATGCCCGGACATTACGGTGGCGGCAAAATGCCAGCCAAGAAAAAGAAGACAATGAAAGGTGGTAAGAAAGGCTTACCTCCAGCACTTAAAAAAATTATAGACAAAAAGAAAAAGAAAAAATGACACACCACAACCACGAAAATCAGAAATGGCATCCAGCAGAGGAGCTTAACGGAAGACTAGCTATGATAGGTATAGTTGCAGCTCTACTCAACTACGCTTGGACAGGGCAGATTATACCCGGTATTTGGTAATGCCTAAGCCAGCTGGTAAGAAGAAGTATTCTGCCGGTCAAATGAAGATCGCCAGAGTAGCACCACCCCGAGATAAGATCACAGGAGCTGACTTCAAGAAACTTAGAAATGGCAAAAAGAAAACGAAAGGGAGTAAGCCTGTCTCTCGGAAGAGGTGAGAAGAGTCGCAAAGGCGGCCTGACAGCTAAAGGTAGAGCCAAGTACAATCGTGCCACTGGCTCTAATCTCAAAGCTCCACAGCCCGGAGGAGGGGCTAGAAAGAGGTCATTTTGTGCTCGCATGTCTGGCATGAAAGGCCCACTCAAAAAACCAAACGGCAAGCCTACACGAAAGGCTCTTGCCCTACGTAGATGGAAATGCTAATGGCACACAAGAAAGGATCAAAATGCGGCTGCAAACATGGAGGTAAGAAACGATAATGGGTAAATTATGTCCACGTGGTAAAGCAGCTGCCAAAAGAAAATTCAAGGTCTACCCTTCTGCATACGCAAACGCATATGCTGTTAAGGTATGTAAGGGTCAGGTCAAATCAGGTGGTGTAAAAAGAACAGCACCCGGCTACACTAAAAAGAAAAGAAGATGAGCTTAAAAAGATGGTTCGCCGAGAAGTGGGTCGACACCAAAACTGGTAAGCCCTGCGGCAGACAGAAAGGTGAGAAGCGTAAAGGCTACCCTGCTTGTAGACCATCTAGACGTGTCTCATCTAAGACACCCAAGACTACAGGTGAAATGTCTAAGGGCGAGAAAGCTCGCTTCAATCGGACTAAAACAAGTAGTAAACGCATAGGCTATAATCATAGCAGACGGAAGAAAACCGTCCGTTCATCCCGAAAGAAAAAGTAGGGACGCATGACACCCAAGCATGGAACGGGGCTTGGATATATGAGAGATACAATGACTGTAACTTACGTATATCGTGGCATCAAGTACACAAGAGTAATCGGTTAAGGCCGTACAGGGAGGTTC